GAGAGCAATTGAATTTATTAATGAGACTGCCTCATATCAACCGCCCAAGTTATCAGTTGGTGATAAAATCCTCAAGGGTAAATTTAAGAATAGTCCAGCAGAGATTAAAGGCTTTACTAAAGACAAGCACAATCAACCTGTACTAAAAACTAACAAAGGTGAAGTACAGTTATTCAAGCCTCGCATTAGTAAATTAATGAAGGAAGATGAACCAATCAAAATAAGCAACAACGATGCCGCAAAGGCTTGGATTGAAAAGGTCTATCAAAAGTATCCAACTATCTTTAAAAATAATCATGTAATGATGTGGGGCGAAGGTGACACTCAGCAGCTTGCAATGTTTGAACTAACCCCAAGTTTCAGCAAACGAGGTGCAGTAGAAGTAAAATGGTTTCAAGCATATCCACTACGTCAAGGGGTCGGCTCACGCGCAATGAAAGAATTGCAAGCCATGGCACAAGCAGATGGAATTGCACTAACATTGTTCCCTTGGCAACACGGTCAAGTAAGTCAAAGTAAACTAACAAAGTTCTACAAGGGGCAAGGCTTCGCTCCTATACACAAGGGTAGTAAGAGCATGAAGTGGGATCCAGCAGTCGGCGAAGCAATGGATCAGGGTTCAAGATGGACCGGTGATGAGCCATATAGACAATTAGTTGAACTAGATGATTTAGAAGAAGATTGGAAGAACTGGGTCGCTGGTGGTGCTATGGCATTGGGAGCATTAGGTGCTGCTAATCAATATAATTCTCCGGTAGAACCAGTTAGAACAGCTAAAATATCTAAAATAACTCAACCCGATGCTGCTCCTGAAGTACAAGTTAAAGCAGCAACACCCGTAGTTAAAGCAGCATCTCCCACAGTAGATACACAAGCAGAAAATGTTTTATATCAAACTGCAAAAAAAGAAGGAATGAAGGGATCAGAATTAGCACAATTTTTAGCTCAGACGAAACATGAAACTTGGAATTTTAGTAGGTTACAAGAAAAGCCACAACCAAAGGTAAAAGATTATTTTGCTAAAAAATACGATGTTAAACATTCACCCAGAACTGCTAAGATACTTGGTAATAAACAAGTGGGAGATGGTGCTAGATATCACGGCAGAGGATATATTCAATTGACCGGTCGTGACAACTATCGTATGGCAGGTGACGCCTTGAAGATAAACTTACTCAAACAACCTGAACTTGCAGCAAGGCCTGACATAGCGTTAAAGGTAGCACTGTGGTATTGGAACACAAGAGTTAAACCGGGGATAAATAACTTTGATGATACTGCCGCAGTTACTAAGAAAATTAATTCTTCACTATCAGGATTAGAAGATAGACACGCAAACTTTATAGATTACAAGAAACGCATTAAATCAACATGAAAAAAATAATAATATTATTAGCATTGACAATACTATCTAGTGTTGTATTAGCACAAAAACAAAAAGAAGGTGTAACATATGATGCTGTAATAACTAGGGTTATTGATGGTGATACGGTAGCCTTTCACGCACCGTTCTTACCTGATCCATTAAAGAAAGAATTAAGTATTCGTGTGTTTGGTGTTGATACACCGGAAAAAGGTTTCAGGGCAAAATGTCCTAGTGAGGAGCAACGAGGTCAAGCAGCAACTGCCTTCACTAAACATGCAATTGAAGTAGCAACTAAAAGACAAATTGTTCTCATGGATTGGGACAAGTATGGCGGGCGTGTGTTGGGTGATGTAATATTAAATGGACAAAGTCTTAGACAAATGTTAATTAGTCAAGGTTTTGCCCGAGAATACTATGGTGAAGCTAAAACTAGTTGGTGTAATTAAGGTTTAATATTAACATTAATAGTTCACACTAAATATCAGTATGAACATCACAAAATTAGGTACATTTATCGGTGATTGGAGTAATATCAATGATACTTTACTTCAACAACTAAGCAATCTAATCAAACTTAGAAATTGCAATATTAATTTAGATAGACAAAAGCCAAATCAAGTCTCTACTTTTATTAAAGATAATTTAGAACATTATAATTTGGATCAACCTTTCACTGTTAAAAGAATCTGTATTCATTTAACAGATTGGGTACCAGGGCATTTTTATTGCTTTGATGATGTTAATCATACCAACTGGAAAGCAGGGGAAGTGTATGGAATTGATTGGCATAATACTTCTTATGCTAGTGCAAACGCAGGAAATAGTGACAGAATTATATTACAACTTACTGGAATATCAACAGAAGAATCTAATGAATTCTTGGCCAGATTAAAACGATTTGATAAATATACACTAGAACTTAAAGAAAGTTCTTGGTAAGAACACCCTTAGGGCCGTGTGGCCGGCTGCTGGCCAACGAATAGGAATCGCTACCCATTTAGTTCGTTAAAGTGAGCACCTTTTGATAAATACATAATGCTCACTGAACACATTATTATTGAATCCGCTACAAATGAATTGGCAAAACGCTTGCCGTCATTGCAAAAACATGACTACACAACGATTGACAAATTAATGCGTCAAGTTGCTAGTAGACATAGTATTACTAGCAAAGCACTACATGACCTATTTGTGCGGAAATTCAAACGATCACCGGATAACTGGGTTAAGGGCAAGCTAGATGAAGAAAATGACGAACCAGACTTTTTAGCAGATAACCCAATAATGCAGAAATTCATTCAATTTGCAGCACAAAAACTTAATCTACAATCAGTACCCGAAATTGAATTCAGCTACGATACTGAAGAAGCACAAGAAGGTCATCATACTGGTCGCCATAGTACAAATGATAATAATGTTTGGGTATATGTTGCTAATCGTAATATGGTTGATATTATGCGTACGGTCCTGCATGAACTTACTCATGTCCGTCAAGGTGAATTGGATATGATTAAACCAGGTGATAGTTACCCAGGTAGTCCAATTGAAATGCTAGCTGATATGAGTGCCGGAAAATATATGAAAGTATTTGGCAAAGATCACCCGGAAATCTTTCAATAAAATCATTTCTATGCTATAATGCATAGATGCTTAAACTACTCTTTCCGTTGCCAAAAGAAGTTGTTGTCGCACTAAGCGGCGGGGTTGACTCTGTTGCTATTACAGATTTCCTTTCCCGTAAACATAAAGTAACTTGCGCTTTCTTCCATCATGGAACAGAGAATAGTGAACGGGCATTTGAATTTGTTGCTAAATTCTGCACTGAACGAAATCTTCCACTTATGGTTGGCCTGATTAAGAATGATAAACCTAAAGTACTTAGTACAGAAGAACACTGGCGCAACGAACGCTATGACTTCTTGGACAGCTTTGGTGATTCATTGGGTCCAATTATTACCGGTCATCACTTAGATGACTGCGTAGAAACATATCTTTGGTCATCAATGCATGGCCAGGCAAAAGTTATCCCAGCAAAAAGAAACAATGTAGTACGCCCATTTCTAACAACAACTAAAACCGAATTCACAAATTGGTGTAAACAGAAATCTATTGATTGGTGTCACGATAATAGTAATGATGACACCAAATATATGCGTAACTATGTCAGACAACATATTATACCACACGCATTCCATATTAACCCCGGGCTAAGAACGGTGGTAAAAAAGATTGTAGAAAATCAGCAAAATGTTTGACTTTTCTACACAAAGCCTGTATACTATATTTTTATAAGGAGTTTTTATGTCAGCAAAAATGTTTACAGGTGAGCAAAAAATTAAGTTAACCCAATTGGTGAATGAAGGAATGGTAGTCCTACATGAGATTGATACCCTTCGTGAGGGACTATCCGATACTATTAAGGCTATTGGTGAAGAACTAGAAGTTAAGCCTAGTATACTTAAGAAAGCAATCTCTGTGGCACACAAAGCAAGTCTTGGCCAAACCACTGCTGACCACGAAGAACTTGTGACAATTTTGGAAACTGTGGGAAAAACTTTATAATGTCATATGTGGATGCAATACATTCCAGAGATGAAGATAAAATTTTTGTAGTAGAACGGGATAAGAATGGCAAGCGTCAATACAAAGAATATTCCACAAACTATGTACTGTATTATCCTGATCGTAAGGGCAAGTATCGCAGTATATACGGTGACCCCGTAAATCGTTTCAGCACACGCAAACGACAAGAGTTTGAAAAAGAAAGACGCATCCATTCAGGTAAGAAATTATTTGAAAGTGATGTACCAGTGGTGTTTCGTTGCCTTAGTGAAAACTATCTTAAGGCAGATGTTCCCAATCTGCATACTTGCTTCTTTGACATTGAAACTGATTTTGATCCGATTAAGGGGTTTAGTCCAACAACCGATCCGTTCAATCCAGTAACCGCTATCAGTTGTTATCTAGATTGGCTGGATCAATTGGTTACATTGGTCATTGCTCCCAAGCATATGAGTAAAGAAACAGCACAGGAAATTTGTAATGAGTTTGAAAACTGTTTACTTTTTGCCAATGAGAAGGATATGTTTGATGTTTTCTTTCAACTCATTGAAGATGCTGATGTATTGACTGGTTGGAACTCAGAAGGATATGACATACCTTACATGGTTAATCGGGTTACCCGAGTAATGAGTAAAGATGATACACGCAAGTTTTGTTTGATGGGTCAACTGCCTAAACCACGCACATATGAACGGTTTGGTAAAGAAGAACAAACATACGACTTAGTTGGTCGTATTCATTTGGACTACTTACAACTCTACAAGAAATACAACTATGAATCCCGTCACAGCTACAAGTTAGATGCGATTGGTGAAATGGAAGTAGGAGAAAACAAAACTCAATACGAAGGTACGCTAGATCAATTGTATAACAAAGACTTTAAAAAGTTTATTGAATACAACAGACAAGATACTATGTTGTTGGTGAAGATTCACAACAAACTTAAGTTTTTAGAACTTGCTAATCAATTGGCGCACGAGAACACTGTACTGCTTCCAACAGTCATGGGTTCAGTAGCAATGGTTGAGATGGCAATTTTTAATGAAGCCCACGAACGTGGATTGGTAGTGCCAGACAAAAAACGAAAGATTGAAAATGCAGAAGAAACAACGACAGCAGCAGGTGCCTTCGTTGCTACGCCGAAAAGAGGCATGCACGAATATGTCGGAGCAGTTGACATCAACTCGCTCTATCCCTCGGTTATTCGTGCCCTCAACATGGCAGGAGAAACCATCATCGGTCAAGTCCGACAGACATTAACTGACAAGTATATGGACGACAAAGGCAAGCAACTTGCTAGCGTTAAGAAACGATTCAAAGAGGGTGACGAGGACGTTACTGGTGCTATTCTTTGGGAAAACTTGTTTAGCGTATTAGAATATACTGCTATTATGAATCAAGAACGCGGAACAATACTGACATTAGACTACGAAGATGGCAGGTCAGTAGAGATGAGTGCAGCCGAGATTTGGAAGATGATTTTTGATAGCAATCGCCCATGGATGTTGTCAGCTAATGCTACTATCTTTACTTACGAAAAAGAGGGTGTAGTCCCTGGACTACTTACTCGCTGGTATAGTGAGCGTAAAGAAATGCAAGCTAAAGCTAAATCAGCTTATGGCACTGATCAATATGAATATTTTGATAAGCGTCAGCTTGTTCGTAAAATTTTGTTGAACTCAGCATATGGTGCGTTGTTGAATGAGCATTGCAGATTCTATGATAAGCGCATCGGTCAAAGTGTTACCTTGAGTGGTCGTCAGATTGTTAAGCATATGATGAGTACAATCAATGAAACAATCGCAGGTGAATATTCACATGATGGTCAAGCTATTGTGTATGGAGATACTGACTCATGTTATTTTACTGCATATCCTATTCTCAAAACACAAATAGCAAGTGGTGAACTAGAGTGGAACAAAGAAACTTGTATCGGCTTGTATGATAGTATAGCTGATCAAGCAAATGAATCATTCCCTGCATTCATGGAAAAGGCATTTCATGCCCCAAGAAAGAACGGTGAAATCATCAAAGCTGGTCGTGAATTGATTGGTGATCGTGCTATCTTCATCACAAAGAAACGCTATGCCATCAATATCTTTGATAAAGAAGGCAAGCGTAAAGATATCAATGGTAAGAATGGTGATATCAAAGCGACGGGCCTTGACTTAAAGCGTGCCGATACCCCAAAGTATATACAAGAATTCTTAATGACGGTGCTTACAAAGGTCCTTGCTGGTGAGCAGCGGGACAAAGTTATTGAAATGGTTAAAGAATTCAAAAACAAGTTGTCTGAACAAGATAGCTGGACAAAGGGATCACCAAAGAGTGTTAACAATCTAACTAAACATACTATTGAGTTTGAAAAGTCGGGCAAGTGTGGTGTTGGTCATGCCCGAGCAGCAATTAACTGGAACTATCTACGCAGAGTATACGGGGATAATTACAGTCAAAAGATTATAGATGGTATGAAGATTGTTGTATGTAAACTCAAAGATAATGCATTGGGATTCACTAGTATTGCATATCCGGTTGATGAATTAAGATTACCACAATGGTTCAAAGACTTGCCATTTGATGATTTACTAATGGAATCAACACTAGTAGATGAGAAGATAGACAACTTACTTGGTGTATTGGATTGGGATATCAGAAGTAATACTGATGTTAACTCAACATTTGATGATTTGTTCAGCTTCGGGTAAACTGCTATTGCTTTTAGTAAAATATTCCGTTATAATACGCAACAGGGACATTTAAATATATTATTATGATACAACAAATTGAATTTACTAGAAATAATAGTTTCCCAATAAAATTATTTAAAAAAGAAAAAGCATTAAGTTTTGATATTTGCCATTCACTACGAGAGTTTGCATTAAGCAGTGAATCAGGCTGGCATCGTTCTGTTAATCGTACTCCCAAACATTGGGACATTGAATGCCATACTTGTAGAGTACCTTTAAATTGGAATGACAATAAATTACACGAAATATTGTCTCCTATTTGGGAAGAAGCGTTTAACTATTATGGTTTTCATGTAACTCATGTAGAACAATATGAGATAAAAAGATATAGCGAAGGAGATTACGTCACAGAACATGTTGACCAATATTATGGCACAGCAGGTACTGAACGAAAATTAACAATGCTATTGCAATTAACTGATCCT